GTCTTTGAGAAATTCGAGGAAACCAGTCAGCGCATGGCCGATAGCGCCCGTGGCCCGTGGTCGCGCGCGTGGGACGATCTGACCTTCGCCTTCCGCAATTTCACTCGCGCTATCTCGGATTCTGCACCCTTCCGCAAGCTGGGTAGTTTCTTCGATTACATAGGCCAGAAGATTCGAGACACCATCGACGATCTGACCTATTTCTTCAACTACGCCAGCAAGCGCGGTTTCCTGAACACGATTGCGGACGGGATCAATGCGGCCAATGGGAACGCGGCTCTTGTAACCGGGAACGCTGACGCTCGTGCGGCAAATGATTTCGCCCGTCGCAAGGGGCGTCCGAAAACGGCGTTCCCCGGCGAGACGGCTGGAGAGACCCGCGAGGGCAACCGGGCGATCCGCGAGCGGACCCGCGATCTGGAGGAGGCGCAGGCCGCCACCAAGAAGCTGTCCCGTGAGGAGACGGCGGCTGCTGCCCGGCGCAAGGCGCTACGCACGGCTGTCGGCTCGTCCGAGGAGCGCAAAATTCAGGGTGACCTCGCTGCGCAGGCGGCGCTCGTCAAGTTCGACGATGACGCGGCGAAGAAAGCCGCATCGGCAGCCAAGAAGAAAAGCAGCGCCGCGTCCAAGGAAGCGCGGGCCGCACAGACCCTCGCCAACCAGCGCCGGTCGATTGAGGAGCAGCTTGTCCGCGACCTCGATTCACTGGAGGCCAAGGTTGACAAGACGACCGTCCAGTCCTTGCAGGATCGTCTCGATACCGTGGACAAGGGATACACCGCCCTGTTCCAGAAGGTCGAGGAGTTCAAGCGCAAGGGTGGCACCGAGATCGACGGTCAATCGGTTGCGGAGTATGAGGCTGCCGTCCGGGCGCAGCTTGAGGTCCTGCGCAATCAGGAGCAGATGAAATTCTACGAGGAGTCGATCAACACCGCGATCAAGGATCGTGCTGACCAGATCGCAGCGGTAAACGACGCCATGGATCGGGGCGACATCTCGGGGGCTGACGCCACCCGCGAGGTCGAGGAAATCATTTCCAAGTTCGCCCCGCAGATCAGCCAGCTTGCCACCGATGCGATCCAGTTTGCACAGTCGCTGCGGACGGCGGTGCCCGATCCGAAGCTGGAGGCGTTCATCTCCAAGTTCGAGCGCATCACCCAGCAGAACAGCGCCGGGCAGGATCGCAACCTCGCTAAGAATTTCGCACAGTCGGTCATCACCGATGAAGCCCGGAAGCTGGATGAGATCATCAAGCAGCGCGACGCACTGGTTGCTGCCGAGAACACCCTTGTCGAACTCGGGGTCAAGAGCCGGACGGATGCACAGTCGGCAATCGAAGCCGCCTATGGCCGGACCACCCCGCTTGTCCAAGAGCAGGCGCGGGTCCTGAACGAGTTGTTGCAGCAGTTCGTCACCGCCTACCCCGAGATGCAGACCTTCTACGATACGTGGCAGGCCAAGCTACAGGGGATCGCGGCGACCTCGGAGTATGTGGATGCCCGGTTCACGCAACTCAAGGGCGGGATTGACGGTCTCATCACCGGCAACGCGCTGACCGCCATTGACTCGATGGCGCAGGCGTTCGCTCGTCTGGCCCTCGGTCAACAGGGCGCGCTCGATACGCTCAAGGACATCGCTGCGGCCTTCGCGAATTTCATCGCGGAGACGTTGATCGGCCTTGCCAAGTTGATCCTCCAGATGCTCATCCTGTCGGCGGTCGAGAAGGCCACCGGCATCCCGGTCGGCGCGCTGCTGAAATTTATGAACGCGACCGGCCTGCATACGGGTGGTATCGTTGGGCAGGAGCGCACGTTCTCCCGGCGCGTCCCCGAGGCTGCGTTCTACGGCGCGCCCCGCTATCATGGCGGCGGCATCGCCGGGTTCGCGCCCGACGAGGTTCCGGCGATCCTCAAGCGCAACGAGGAGGTTCTGGATGAGAGCGATCCCCGGCACCGCTTCAACCTCGGGGGCGGCGACGGCGGCGGTGACGGAGGCCCCGGCGAGCCGACGCAGAATATCCTTGTCATGGACCCCGCCGAACTGGCAAGTGCCATGGCCGGGCCTGCGGGCCGCAAGATGGTCATCACCCACATTCGCCAGAACGCATCCACGGTCGGGCAGTTGGTGAACAGCGGAGGGAAGGGTAGCTAATGGCCGAGATTGCTGACGCCGATCTGCCGGTGTTCCCTTTCAAGGTGAATTGGGAAAACGGCATCTCCGAGCGGCTGGAGTGGAAAACCGACATCCTGACCGATCAAGGCGGCAACGAGCAGCGCCGGGCTTTGCGGCTGCACCCGCGCCGGGATTTCGATGTCACCCTGACCCTCTGGGACGCCGAACGATCCTTCCTCGACCTCTGGCTCCATCGCATGGTGGGAACGGAGTGCCTATTCCCGTTGTGGCACGATAGCGTCAGATCGACACAGGAGGCCGCACAGGGCCAAAAGACGATCTGGGTGGATACGCAGGGGTTGGAGTTCAAAATCGGCTCCTACGCCCTTCTCCGGGGCCTGACGGCCATGTCTTTTGAGCGCGTGTTGATCGCAGCCGTCCACAGCAACCGGATCGTAGCGGTCGATAACCTCGTGGGCACTTGGCCCAAGGGGACTCGAGTCGAGCCTCTGGTGCGCGGTCGCATGACCGAGCAGACCCGCATGTCGTTGGTGAACAGCCGGGCGAGTGAGACGCAGGCCGAGTTCGAGACGACGCGGGCGCAGGAGTATGACGAGGGAGTCGACTCTGCCGATCAATATCTCGATCTGCCGGTCCTGACCCAACAGCCTAACCGCTCGGACTCGATTGATGTCCGCTATATGTGGGAGTTCTTCAACTCGGACAGCGGGAGCGGTCGGCGCTATCGCAAGTCCGAGGAGCAGCGGGCGCGTCCGTCCCAGAAGCACTCATGGTTCCTGCGAGGCCGGACGAACAAGGCCGCCTTCCGGTCGATGCTCTACCGGCTCAAGGGGCCGCTCGGGACGATCTGGTTGCCGACCTTCAACGAGGACATGACGCTCGCTCAAGACGCGGCCCCCGGCGATGGGTCGATCTACATCAACGAGATCGGTTTCGCCTATACCGGGGGGCCGACCTCGGGCCGCGAGCATATCGTGATCCAGACGACCACGGGGCGGCTCTATCGAAAGATCACCGGCACGGCGGTCGCGCCTGCCGGACAAGAGCGGCTGGTTCTGGACGAGCCGCTGCCGGACGGCCTGACCCGCCAGAGCGTTCGCATCATCTCGTGGATCGACACAGCCCGGCTTGAGAACGACCGGATCGAGTTCAACCATGTCAACGCGGCTGATGGCGTGTCGAAGGTGGCGAGCATCTTCAAGACGTTCCGCAACGAGCGTGTGGCTCCTACCATCCTGTCCTACGACATCCCGATTGACGCCAAGTTCGACGGGGCCTGTGGCTCGTCGCCGCTGCAAGGCTTTACCCTCGTCAATCCCAGCTTCGACAACGGCACGGCAGGCTGGTCGGGCACGATCACCATTGTCACCGAGACGGTCAACGGGGAGCCGCCGATCAGCGGGCCGAACATCGCCTATCCGGGCAGCAACGCTTTGAGCGAGTTCTGGCAGGAACTGGAAATCCCCGAGCGTTGGTTCGAGTGGGTGGACGCCGGGCTGGCGAACATTGGTGGCTTCTCCTGCTATCACTCGACCTACACAGCACAGACCGATCACGGCCATTTGTTCATCGAGTTCCGCGATGCGCTGGGTGCCCTGATGTATCGGGTCAACGGGGCCGACGACTACAGCCATGTGTGGACCCAGATCACGGTGCCATATTCGGCTGTGCCGCCCGGCGCTCGGTTCGTCCGGTTCGGCGCAGTCAGCGACCGCGACGAGGGTGCGCAGAACAACAACTATTGGGACGCGATGACGCCCGGTTACCTTGAGAAAGACCCATAATGTCCTTCAATGAGTTTGAGACCTCGAACAACAAAGGTCGGCCCATCGCGCTCTATGAGTTCCGCTGGGGCACCGTCTACTGGCGATACACGTCCGCCGATGTCGAGCAGGAGTTCGATGACGAGGACTATCTGCCCGTGTCGATCCGAGACGACGGCATGACGCAGGGTGGCAGCGCCGAGAACGATTTCATGGTGACGGTGCAGTCCGACATCGAACTTGTCGATCTGTTCGCTGACTCTCCTCCGACCCGCCCGGTGTGGCTGACGGTGCGGCGCAAGCACGCGGACGACCCCTTGGACGAGGCCCCGGTCTATTGGGTTGGCCGTGTCGCCAACGTCGCCCGTGAGGAGAACGCAGCCGAGGCCAGCATCCGGGGCATCTCCATCGGCAAGCTACTCAAGAGCGGTGGCCTGCGTCTGACGTGGGGTAAGAACTGCCCGCATTGCATCTATGACAGCGCCTGCAAGGTGAACCCGAACGCTCACAAATACACGGTGACCGTGGCCGAGACCTCTGGACCCTACCTGACCTTCCTTGAGCCGACCGTGCCCGTGGAGGGATCGTTCACCGGGGGCTATGTGGAGTGGGATCGCGGCGGCTCGGGTGTGTCTGAATTGCGGGGGATCGAAGAAATGATTTCCGACACCAAAGTAAAGGTCCTCGGACGACTGCCGGGCCTTGAGATCGGGGACAGTATCGACATCTTTCCGGGGTGCGATCAGACGGCCTCGACATGCGCCGCAGGATTCGATAACCTAGACAACAACGGCGGTTTCTTCTTCATGCCGGAAAAATCCCCCTTCGACGGAACACAGGTGTTCGACTAATGCCATTTCTAGCTTGGGTATTTGTGGGTCTGGTTGCCGGATATTTCATCCAAGGGCTTCTGGCACCGCAGCAGACCGTGAAGCCTGCCGCGCTCACCGAGTTCGACTTTCCACAATTCGAGGAAGGCGGCCCGCAGGGCGTCCTCTTTGGCGACGGCTGGACCTCGGGCTGGTTCGTTCTGTGGTATGGGAATTACAGGACCGAGAAGGTCAAGAGCAAGGGTGGTAAGAAATGAGCGAGACACCAGACATCGACCCCGGCGTCCAGTGCTATGTCCGCCACATCCGGGCAGCTTCGATCTGCATGGGCGGCGCTCGCGACTGGTTCGCCCGGCGCGGCTGGAGTTGGCCGGACTTTCTGGTCAATGGCCGACCCAGCGCCGACTTTGTTGCGACCCGCGATCCTTTTGCCCTGCGCACGGTGGCTGCGGCGGTGAAGGAGGCCACCCGTGGGTAAAGGCGCAAAAGCCCAAACTATCGGCTACAAATATTTCATGTCTTTGCGGTCCCATGAGTGAGATCGTGCAGATAAACGTGGGCGGCAAGATCGCGTGGCACGGCCCCATCGTGAATGACGGTGGATCGACCATCGGCCTCATCCGCAACTCTGAACTGTTCGGCGGGGATAAGAAGGAAGGCGGCATCCTCGGACCCTTCCGGGTTCTGTGGGGCGGGTCGGCGCAGACCCTCCCCGGTCCAGCGGCCACGGCTCTAGGGACTCTCCCCGGCATCGCTGCCAGTATTGGCGGTAACCTCCCGGCCATGCGGGGCGTAACGACGCTCTGGTATGACGGCGAGGTCTGTTCCATGAACCCCTACCCCAAAGAGTGGAAGGCGCGAATCCGTCGATCCACTCATGGGTGGTATGGTGGAGCCGCGTGGTATCCGCAGAAGGCGGTCGTCGGTCTAACGTCGCCGGAAATCATTTCCTACAAGGAAGCCGTGGACAGGGGCATCCTCGACATCTTTCTGGCGAAGGGTGGATCGAAGAAGCAAAATGTCGTCATCAACATCACCGGGGCGATCAAGGCGCAGAACGGCGCTCACATCATCTACGAGTGCATCACCAACCCCGAGTGGGGTCGGGGGATCGACGCCGAACTCTTGGACGAGAACTCATTCATCTACGCCGCCAACCAGATGTGCGACGAGGGCTTGGGCCTGTGTTTCTTCTGGGCGCGGCAAGAGGACGTGGACGTTTTCATCCAGACCGTTCTCGATCACATCGGCGGGGTCCTATACACCGACCGCTCGACCGGCCTTCTGACGCTGCGCCTCATCCGAGATGACTACAACGTCGATGCCCTCCCCACTTTCTCCGAGGGTAACGGCTTGCTCGACATCCTCATGGATGACAGCGGCTCGCAGGACATCGCCTACAACGAGGTCGTGGTCAAATACCACAACCCGGTCACCGACAAAGACGGCGAGGCCCGCGCGCAGAATGTGGGTGCCCGCAAGGCGCAGGGGTCCGCCAACTCGTTGAAGAAGGAATATCCCGGCTTCCCCACCAAGGCGCTCGCGGCTCGTGCGGCGGTGCGCGATCTCATCGTCCAGTCGTCGGGCCTCAAGAAATACAAGGTCCGGCTCGACCGCTCGGGGTGGAAGATCGCGCCCGGTATGCCGTTCCGCGTCATCTCGCCAAAGCGCAACATCGGCTCGATCATCCTGCGGGCAGGCCAGATCGCGGACAGCAGCGCGCAGCAGGGCGGCGACATCCAGATCGACGCGCTGGAGGATGTGTTCTCGATGCCGAGGACATCCATGGTCGTGCCCGAGGACCCGGTATGGGTTCCGCCCGTCTCTGACGCGGTGCCGCCTGATGCCTCGGTAGCGTTCGAGTTGTCCTATTATGACGTTGCCAAGAGACTCAGCCAGTTTGACATCCCGAACGTCAACGACGCGGACAGCTATCTCGGGGTCATGGCCGAGCAGCCGGTTTCGACCCAGCCCCTATACGATCTCATGTATCGGGCACCCGGCGATCCCGAGTGGACGGATGACGAAGGCAGCTACCCTTTCACCGGCTCGGCTCGGCTCGATGCGGACATCACCCACTATCAGACCGATATTGTCCTCAAGAACATTTCGGGCTTCCCGGCTGACGTGATCGGTGACTCCATGATGATCGGCAACGAGCGCGTCCGTATCGACGCCTTCGACCCGGCCACTGGAGAGATGACTATAGCGCGGGGTGTTGTGGACACACTACCAGCCCCCCACCTTGAGGACGCGCGGGTCTGGCTGCCGGACGATGATCTGGCGTCGAACGAACTCATCTACTCGCCCGGCGAGGTTATCGAGGTCGCGGCGGCCACCCGAGCCAACTCCAGCGTGTTGCTGGAGGAGGATTATGAAATCCTCTCGGTCGAGATGGAGCAGCGTGTGGGTCGGCCATATCCGGTCGGCAATCTGCGCGTGGACGGGGACCGCATTTTCACGGTCGGCAATGATGAGCATCCCGAGCCGGAACTGACATGGGCCACGCGCAACCGGGTCATGCAGGCGGACCAGTTGATGGCTCACGGGGATGGCTCGATCCCCGAGGAGGAAGGGACCACATATGAGGTCGTGGTCAAGAAGCTGGACGGGACGGTCCTGCGCACCGAACCGCTGCCTGCGGCCACCGAGACCTTCACTTACGACGCGGCTATGCAAGTGGCCGATTCCGCCCCGAGTGTGGTGTTGATCGACGTGCGACCCGTCCGCGACGATCTGCGCCCGCTCTACCCATATGACGCCAAGGTTGTCCTAAACAGCGGCTACGGCTATGGATACGGCCTCAATTGGGGTGGTATCTAGGAAACGATTTCCTACAGGAGTTTGAAATGGCCGCACGTTCTTTACCCAACCTCGCTCTCCAAGCGTTCTTCGATCTAGGCGAGGACGGCTGGAAGGACGAGATGGACCTCAACTTGCTCAAGTTGTCGGTTCTCACGCAGGCCGGGACCTCGGGCAAGTTCGCCGCCGAGCCGGGGGCACCGACCGATGGTGACGTGATCGTCCTTGACGAGACGCACGCGACGCACCCGAACGCGGTTGCAGTTCGCGACGATGGGGCGTGGGTCTATTTCACGCCGGTCGAGGGGTGGTTGATCTACAACCGGGCGACTGACTCCTACCTCGTGTTCAGCGGCGCGGTCTGGGGTCCGCTGGTGACGGGCGCGGCGGCGGTGAAATATCGTCTGTCCTTCTCCATCGAAGGCGCGACCCCCACGGCGAATGAGGTCATGCTGCGGCACGTCCTCCAGCACAACGTCACCTTCGCAGACGATTTCGCAGGATCATTCGGACGCAAGCGGCCCGGTGGGGGCAACCCCGGCACAGCGCAAGCCTTCTCGATCCTCCACGAAGGGGTCGCAATCGGCACCCTGACCATATCGACTGGTGGGGTGTTCACGTTCGCCACAACCGGGGGCGCGCTGGTCGGACTGGCCGGGGAGGAAATTCGCGTGGAGGCCCCTGCCGCCCCGGACGCAGCCCTCGTCGGCGTGTCGGTCACCCTGTTCGGTGAGGAGGCATAACATGGCGAACTATCATCTTCTGGAGGGGTTCGACCTCTACAACGGCGCGGCGGCAGACGGAGCGGGGCTTCTGTCCACATGGCAACGTCCCGGCACGGCGGGCACTGTGTCTCTGGTGGCGGGTCGTTTCGGCGGTCAGGCGTTGCAGATGCGAGATGCGACCGGCAACACATCGCTGGTTCGCCGGACGTGGGCGGCTGCGGGGAGCAACTTTTCGCTGGGCTTCGCCTTCCGGCAGACACGATTCGACCTCATCACGAACGACACCTTCTGCTGGATCGAGATGAACGCTGCGGTCCAGCTTTCGATTGGTCTGGACTGCACCAACGGTCAGGTGATCGTTTACCGTGGGGCCGGAACCACCCCTCTCATATCGTCGGCGGTCGGGCTGATGTCGCAAGGCACATGGGCCTACATCGAACTGTTCGGCACGATCCACCAGACGACCGGCACGCTCGATCTCTACGTCAACGGATCGTTCATCGGCAACTATACCGGCGACACGGCGGCGCTGGCGAACGTCACCTACAACGGCATCGCCTTCCGCTCGCAGGACGGGACCGGCGCGGCAAGCAACTCCGAGTTCGACGATCTGTTTATGACAGACACCGCCGCCCGCGTTGGCGAGGCTAGGGTCGAGACCCTGCGCCCGGTGGCCGACACGGCTGCTAAAGCGTGGACCGCCAGCACCGGCACTGACAACTATGCGATGCTTGACGAGGCGCAGGCCAGCCCTGCGGACTATGTGACCGCCACGACCGTCAATGATCTGGACCTCTATGAACTGGCGAACCTGTCGAGCAATCCGGCAGCGGTCTACGCGGTCAAGGCCAAGGTGTTTGCCGGTAAAACCGATGCGCAGACCCGCAAGATCGCAACCGTGATCCGAAGCAACGCCACGGACTCCCAGAGCGCCGACTTTGCCCTCGCGCCGCAAGGGTCCTCGTTCAACGCTGTCCCGCTGCCTCTGGACCCTGACGGCGCGGTCGCGTGGACCACAGCCAAGATCAATGCCCTCAAAGCTGGTGTGAAGGTGACGGTCTGATGATCGGTCGTTATTGGAGAGTCCGGGCCTACGATGTCCAGAGCGGGACCAACTACGCACTGGCCGAGGTCGAGTTCCGCGCGACAATCGGGGGAGCCGATCAAGCGACGGGCGGCACGGCCATTGCCAGCACGGCGTTCTCTGGTCGTCCGGCTTCGGCGGCCTTCGACAACGACGCCTCGACTCTCTGGGCCACCGCGACCGACGCGATACGGGACGGCTGGATCGGCTATGACTTTGGTGTCGGTGCCACGATCACTGTGCTTGAGATTTCGCTCAAGGCCCGCAACGACTCCTCGTTCGGACAAGCCCCGGTCCAGTTCGTTGTCGAGGTATCGAATGACAATGTGACGTGGACCGAGGTTCGGTGGTATACCGCCGCGACGTGGACCATCGGCTCGACACAGGTGTTCACGGTCCCGGCCACGGTCGATCCGGCTGTGCCTCGCGTTTACGCCACGGCGGTCGAGGTCCTACACACCGGGGTAGCGTCGGCACGAGTGGAGGCTTTAGCGGTCGAGGTCCTGCGCTCCCTCGCTGATGTGGCTCCGGTCGGCGGTCGTCGCCGGTCGCAAGCCATGGTGACGTGATCGGAAATCATTTCCGTAATTTTGACTTTACCGGCTGAAATGGTTAATAGAGCGGCTTGATCCCTGCCGGGAACCAACTGCCGAGGAGTCCACCGATGCTAATCCAACGCCTCAAGACACACTTTCCCGCCCGTGCCATCGAATGGCTCATGGCCGGGATATTGTTCACTTGGGGGTATTACATCGTCACCCACCCGCAGCTTTTCACCGCGCCCGAAACCAAGGCGGTGTTCAGCGGTATCGTGCGAGTGGCCGAGTTCTTCGGTCAACCGCCCGTTGCTATCGGGTTGATGGCTGTGCTGACCGGCTTTGCCCGCGCCGCCGCCCTGTTCGTCAATGGGGCGGTGACCAAGACACCGCTGGTTCGCCTGATGGCCGCGTTCATGTCTGCATACCTATGGACCTCGGTGTGCGTTGGACTGTGGCTCTCTGATGTCGCCAACACGGGGCTGGTGATTTATCCGTGGTTCGTGTTCGCAGATGTTGTGTCAGGCTACCGGGCTGGTTATGACCTCGTTATCGCGGAGAGTGTAGCAAAGCAGTCGAGGTCGCAGCATGATAATGGAAAACGCGCAAGCAGCCGCCTCCGTCGCCTCCTCGCCCTTTCTTGAGATCGCCAAAACATGGGTAACCTACATCGGTGTTCTGGCAGTCGCCATAGTCACCGCATATGCAGGCATCCGCAAGGCGCTCAAGGACCTCAAGAGCGGAGAGGTATCGGGGACGGTCCAAGAGAAGGTCGTATCCGCCACCCTCATCGAAACCCACACGATGATGTTGTGGTCCGACTCCAACCGAGCGGTCGTCGAGAAGATCGGGGACCTCATAGACAAGCTGGAGAGCGCCACCCACGCCCTCAACTACAACACCGAGACAGGCCGAACGGTCAGCCGTGAGATAGGGGAACTGCGGCACCAGATCGAACGGTTAAGGGATAAAATGCCATGACCGATCTGCCGACTCCCGTAACCGACCTTCAAGACCCGCTGCCCGAGGCCAACTGGCTTTGGCGGCGGGTTTTCACTTTCGCCGCCGTGCTGGCTATATTCGCTATCTTGATCGGCCTCGCCATCGCCACCAACCGGATCGTCGGAAACGTGGTGGGTCGGATCGACACGATGAGCGCGGAAGCCGTGGCCGCTATCGCCAAGCAGGCTCTGGTCGTCATCATGCGGATGTTCACGCTGATGTTCTGGGCGCTGATGGTGACCGTCACCTATTACATGATCGCACCCAGCGCCGAGCAGATCACCAAGATGCTCCAGACTGCCAGGCTTCTCAAGGCCGGTGTCCAGATGGCGACGCGGACGGTCGAGACCCCCGAGCGCCGGGAGAGCGCGGCGACGCTGGGGACCCCTCCACAGCCCGTCACGCCCCCGATCACAGGGGCCGGGGCAGAGGGCACCGATCAAATGCCCGAAAATTTGCCCGGAAACGGGGGCAGGAGCGACGAAACGGGTCTGGATGGCACATGGGTAGCCCCTAGCCCTGAAACGGCTCCTACGGGCGTCTCTGGGGACGAGGAAGATTTTGCACCGAGGAGTAGAACATGAATGAAGATCGAATCCGCGAACTCGTCGGCCTGCTGGCTGCCGAGGTCGAGCCAAAACCGATCCCGGCACCGGCACCGTCGCCTGTGATCGCACAGCCCGCCCCGCCTGCCGGGGAGCCGCTGTTCGAGGACTACGGCAAGTTCTTCGACCATCTGCGGGGAACCAACGTCCTCGGGCCGAAGATCAGCAATGACGAGTTCACCGGCTGTAGCGCGATCATCCTCGCGTGCCAGAACGCGCGCTGGGGTATCTCGTGGACGGCCTACGCGCTCGCCACCAGCTACATCGAAACGGCCATGACCATGCAGCCTATCAAGGAGATCGGTGGGACGGCCTATTTCACTCGCATGTATGACATCAAGGGCAACCGCCCGGCCAAGGCGCGGGAACTCGGGAACCTGACGCCGGGTGACGGGGCCAAGTATCCGGGCCGGGGCTACGTCCAGTTGACCGGCCTCGACAACTACCGGAAGATGACCGCCAAGCTGCGGGCCATCGGGATCGACGTTGACCTCGTGAAGAACCCCGATCTGGCAATGCGCCCGGACGTGGCCGCCGCGATCATGGTCATCGGCATGGAGGAAGGATCGTTCACCACGCGCAAGCTGGCGGATGATCTGCCCCGTCGCGGAGCGGGCACGCTGCGCCAGTTCGTCATGTCGCGCGACATCATCAACGGGTCCGACCGGGACGATGAGATCGCGGCAGCCGCTATGGTGTTCCAAGCTGGCCTCGTGATCGGCGGCTATCGAGAATTGTGAAGCACCTACAGAGGGGGGTGCGGGATTGTGAAGCACCTACAGAGGGGGGTCCCCCTCTACGCAGGAGACAGGAAATGATTTCTTTCGGACTTTGGATCGCAGGGCTGTTCGGCAAGACCGTCACCCAGAAGGCCGCAGGCCGGATCGGTCTGTGGGTCGCGCTCCCCCTCGCCCTGATTGCCCTCGGGCTTCTGGCTTGGGGTGGCAAGGCGATCTATGACCGCAGCATCGTCAAGCAGGCCATGGACGAGCGGGATGCCGCTGTTGCCATAGGCGCTCGCAAGGCGGACCAGAAGGCGGACGAGGAGATGCTGAAACGCACCGCCGAGATCGTCGCGGAGAACGAGCGGCTGGAGAAGGCCATGGCCGAGGCCAAGCGCACCGATCCGGCCAAGGGGCAGACCGAGGTCGGGCCGGTCCAGCAGTCCTATTTCGACAATCTGCCCGCCAAGAAGAAAGGGAACTAG